GAATTTGGTGCTGGGTACACTAAAAAAACAATCCTCCCTATTTGGTTATTTATCATTTTTTGGGCGGTTACTTCATATATTATTATTAGAGGATGCAACATCCTGACGTAGTTATAAGAAACTACAGGATTTGGACTACAAACCAAAGGTTATACATCAATCACTAAGTTCGTCCGACCAACTCTCATCAGTTTAATCGTGAATGATGAGAGGACGGCTAGTGAGTTATCAGAGGCCAACTGTTGTCGGGTATAATGGTTTCGCGACAAGTAGGACAGCGAATGGGATGTGTGGGTGGGTTGTTAGCGTAGAATCCACTGAGGTGGCGCGAGACCATCTTGGTGTAGCAAAGTGTGTGAATAATGTGATTGCATACCGGTTTGATGAAGCCGCCTGAATCGGTATCACAATCTTTGATGGCGTCCAAGCATATTGGACACGTGCTATCTTCGGGGATACGCACGCGCTTGCGCTCGCTGTCAAGTTCCTTCTGCACATCACGAATGGTATTGTTCGCCTCTTCGAGTTTCCGCTTAGTCTCTCGGTATTTGCCGGGGAGCTCGGCTAACCTCTGTTTGCGAATAGTTTCAGCATACTTTCCACCCCCAGGCTCAGGACATGTCTGGCGATTCGTAGATTTGTTAAGGAAGTGAGGGGGCACACGTCCAGTGGTCCGAATGATCCTCGCGCAATTGGAGCATGGCATGAAGATACGAGATCAGATAGAGGCTCGCAGAACAAGCTGATTTAGTTCGTTACGGGCCTAACGCCTTCAATGTTATTAATAAATTTTTATTAATAACAAATAAATTATGTATGAAATCCTGTAGTTAATTAAAGTTAGATGATTTAGAATCTCTAACGCTTATATGTTGCACGCTTTTTCTTACCTTTTGTTCGTTTCATAGTTTTCTTACCCATCGTTAACTCGCGTCTCATTGCCTTCGGCATACCGTACGCACCTAATATTACAGGTCTAGAACCTTTCAATACTACCACGGGGTTTTCACTTAATTTTCTGCGCCTAACATCTTCTGCTATAGTGTTTTCTAATTCACGCATTAGAGTACTTTTGTACTCAGGAGTTCGTCGTTCACCTACTGTAGGGGTCTTGTCTATATCATCTAATAATGTAGACACATACTCATCGATCGTCTTTTTACGAAACGAATGTTTATTATTATCTGATTTGACCTCCTTGTTTCTATGCTTACGAAGGTTCTTTGATAATGAGTCTAACTCTTTTTTGATTAACACGTCAACTGGCTTAGGTTTGGCTTTTCTACTCATCATTAATAATTGTTAATATTTTATTAAATTCTTTAATTATTAACAATTTATAATTAATTAACCATTGATTTTAAAGGATTGGGGGACCCTACCACCTTTGTTATTTTTTGTCACCAACACTCGGATTTTTTTCAAAAACAAATAATTTCAAAAACAACTCCCACTATTTTTCAATTAGATAACCAAAAATGAAAAAACAAAGAGTTGGTGACAAAAAATTAATTTGGGTTTTGAGGTTAAGGATCGCCCACTCCACCTAAATCTGTTTCATTATTCGGATCATTGACATATACAATATCACATATGTCCTTCATTAACTTCTTTTCATTCAAGCTAGAGGAACATTGCTGCAACATATCAACGTATTCATCTGGATTATGAACTAACTTATTAATTGAATTTACTTGTTTACTACATAGTTTATTAATAAACTTCTTTGTAGTTTTGTTATTTGTGTCCTTTTCCCAAGTGTCGTTTTTAATATACAAAACCTCCCGCTTCTTGTCACTGCAATGTATCGGTCGCTCATGTAAGGCAAGTTTATTAATATTTTCCATTATTAAATGACTTAACCCTGTAGTGAGACCCTCGTCTTTCGTAAGTGACAAGGCCTGCGCAGTAATTTCGATATTATCGATAAAATCTCCTAAACTCAATGCGTTCTTACATTTCTCATTTAAGAATATATTAATGTTGAACTTGTTAGTTCCTACTTTTGGAATCAAGTCATTAATTTGCTTATTCTTCTCTTCCATTTGCTTTTTCAGAAATTCATTTTCATTGCTCATCTTTTCCAGTAAGTGATACTTCAATGCATTATTTTCTTCTTGTAAATCTTTGATTTTTTCATCCTGTAAAAAAGTACATTTTTTTTTGTGAGCAAATATGCCTTGTCTATATTTATAATTTTTTCCGCAATCACACACGAAAAAGTTCGAGAAGTTCGTTTTTTTGTCATTCAAGCGTAACGATCTGTGTTTTTTGGTCTCAAGGTGCCTATCATAGTCCGTTTTTTTGTTACTGAAAAAGTCACATTTTTCACAGCGGTATAAAAAGTTCGTTTTTTTCGTTTTTTTGTCATTCATGCGTCATTATTTTACGACAATATTTTTATATCTTCTTTTTTTTTTAAAAAAAAAATATGGTAACAAACTTAAAAAACCCAAAAAAAAGTTCTCTACATTTCAGTCACAACCGTTTTTTTTGGGTTTTTTTGGGAAATTTTTTTGGGATTTTCATTTTTGGACATGTCCATTTTTAAGATTTTCAAAAAACTTTTTCAAAAAAACGCAAAAAAAACAAAAAAAGTAGATATTTAATATCGATCAAATGTCGACATATTATTTAATAAGCCCCTCAAACCAGGTGTCATATTTTTTGCAATAATAATTAAAAAGCAATATAATGTAGTGGATGGGAGAGGGGGGAGGGGGGCTAAGCGATGAGAAAGGAACGTAAAAACAACAGTATAAAAAGATAACATTATGAAAACAATAGTAAAATGGATGATTCACAACGTGATTATTTGAATAAATACATAAAGGAAAACAATATTGAAGATACCACAAACAAAATTCGTACTGAACGGCAAAGTGGTCAATTAAAAGCAGATATAAAAAAGTTAGTAGAATTAAGGTCGTTGTATGAGAATGATCAACTGTTTCTCTCTCAATGTGAAAGAAAATGTACGTTTTTAAAATTCAAACAACCTAAACTATACGAAAAACTAACAACTAAAATGACAAAGAAAACAATCATGATAACCAATGATATGATTAATCTATTAACTCAAATAGAAAGAGGTCTTATTGATCAAAACGAAGCCTCGTATTCATTTGGTATGTTATGTAAAGAACTATACATTGATCCAGTTATTACAGATAAAACAAATATCAAAGAGATAACTTGGACAGAATATAAAAAAAATCAATTAACAAAATAATAAAATCCTCAAATATTTATAATAATGACTCTTGTAACCTTGTCCAGTTTATCGCACGCGATGTATTCAACACGTAACATTTCAACAACGCGATCATATCGTATGGATGTATCTATGAATTCTAGTGACTTTGATAATATATTTTTTTTTAAAGCAACATCAATAAGAGATATTAACCATGAAACAACAAAATTTTATGTGAATGCTAACAATTGGCCAGATATTTCATTTTCGGAAGGTATTGTTTCAAACAACGGTAAACAAGACATTGATGACTATTTACTTAAAGAAAATAAGGTTAAGATATTAGGTCCATCATGGTTTGCAAATAACATCACGAATGGTGGAAGTAAATCTTCAGATATTTTTGCAAATGCGAATGATTTAATTAAACAATATGAATCTTTGGATAGTAACGAAACAGGTATAGGTATAAAACAATTGATAAAAAGCAAGTTACGCGAAGCAGGTAACGAGATGACGCCTTTGACTAATTTAGATAATAGTAAAAAAAATATAACAAAGGATGTATTGTCGCATTTTATGAACGACAATCCCTTGGTTGCAAGTAGATTGGTCGATTTAATGGTCTCAAATAATAATTCATGGATTCCAATCAAGTTCAAAAAGGGAGACGTTATACAGTTTGATATTATTTACGATGTTGGTTTTTTTTGTCTAGAATCAAGTAGATTAGAAGATCAAGATTATATGGTGAAAATAACACTATGTTAACTGTAAAAAAACGATTCATAGGAAATGATGGGGGGGGGGTATAATAATAATATTTTGAAGTAGTATTAGTTGAGATATAACGAAACGATTACACAGTTCCATATATTCCTAGGGTTGGGACATTGATTTTTCTGCACACGATATTTTTTAAGTTGTTAAATTATGAGTTATAAAATATGCACATATTTTATAACACAATATAAAATGGTACAAAAAGATGAAAAACCACCCATATTTGCTGTACCAGGGTTAAACACTAATGTAGGATTTATTAATACCGCTTTAAATGTGGACATGAATGAAAAAAACGCTTCGTATATCTTACATATTGATGTAGATAAAAAATTATTGAACAATGTTTTTTTCATAAAATCAAAATCAATTAACGATGTGTTGTCTTCAAAAACGGAATTTTACGCGAATCCTGAAATGTGGCCAAACTTAGAGTTTTCGTCTGGTGTGGTTAGTAACAACCGAAAGAGAGATATAAATATATACGGTGCCGATAAAATGGTGAAAAGTATAGGAGTGTCATGGTTAGCCAAAAATATAACAAATGGATATACTGATTCGAACATATTCTCCAATGAATCTGAATTGATAAAACAATATGAAATATTAGATGGTGTCGATGGCGGAAGTATACAAGGTATAAAACAATTGATAAAAGAAAAGTTAGCTAAAGCTGGTACGAAAAACCGTCCTTTAAACAATCGTGATAAAACAGATAAAAATATATGTAGAGATATTTTGAACACATTTGTATTATCTAGTTCAACAGCATCGCATAAAAGATTGGAAAGTACATTAAAGACTAAAAAAGACGGTTGGAGTACATTCAAGTTTATACCAGGAGATATATTAGAGTTTTCATTAACTTATAGCTCGGAGTCAATCACAACAATTGGACTACCAATAAATAGCGATGATAATAAATTAGGTAAAGTAAAGTTAGATGATCAGGATTTTAAAGTGCAATTAAGAATAGTAGAATCTTCAGAGCCTGAACCAGAGCCCGAACCAGAACCCGAACCAGAACCAGAGCCCGAACCAGAAGGTGAACCTGAACCAGAAATAGAAACGGATATTAGAATAAAAACTCAATATTATAATCCTACTACTAAAGGTCCATATGGGTATTGGGGAACAGATAAAGTGTTTATACACGGGTGGACGTTAGTATCTATCGAGAATACCGTGAGATTGGGAGATACTTTATGGAAAATAGAAGGAAATTATGATTATAAATATGATTGGTATGAGTATTTGATAAATTATCCTGGTATAGGTTTATTTGATGTAAATAGTAGAAATAATTCTGTAAGTTTTGCAAAACCAGAGTTAAATAGCAATACACTAGTGATGACTTCTGATAGAGGTATAGCGAGTAGTTATGAGTCCAGGGTTGTATTTGTTCTACCTGGTCGTGTTATATTAGGTGTTCATCAAATGAAAGATTATTTTGGTGAAAGTATTAGTAAGGAAAACATAACAATAAATAATCGATATGTTGAAAGACCAATATATGAACCACAACCAGAGCCAGAGCCTGAACCGGAGTCCGAACCAGAGCCTGAACCAGAGCCTGAACCAGAGCCTGAACCAGAGCCTGAACCAGAGCCTGAACCGGAGTCCGAACCAGAGCCTGAACCGGAGTCCGAACCGGAGTCCGAACCAGAGCCTGAACCGGAGTCCGAACCACAATATGAAGTACCATCAGAATCAGAATCAAAGCCTGAACCGGAACCTGAACCACAATCGGAACCAGAACCAGAGCAAGAACCAGAGCAAGAACCAGAGCAAGAACCAGAGCCTGAACCGGAGCCTGAACCACAATCGGAACCAGAACCGGAGCCTGAACCACAATCGGAACCAGAACCAGAGCCCGAACCAGAACCGGAGCCCGAACCAGAACTAGAGCCCGAACCAGAACTAGAGCCTGAACCAGAACCAGAGCCCGAACCAGAATCGGAACCCGAACCAGAGCCAGAGCCAGAGCCAGAACCAGAACCAGAACCAGAACTAGAGTCAGAATCTAATATACAACAAATATTTAAGATAGTATATTCAGATAACAGGCTGAAAGATGACATTGAATATGTAGAAAATATATTATCTGATATATTGGTTGCTTCTAATAGGTCTGATACATACATAATTACAATACATAACACAACATTCCATGATAATAATATATTAGGTGCTGCTGATTGGTCTACTGGTAACGTATACTTAAATGCAAACAATGTCAATTCAACTGCAGTATTGAATGATGTTATACGTCCAACCAACTCAACAGTGATAATGCACGAAATATTACATATACTAGGGTTAGTTGGTTTGCCGAATACTGCAGGCGAAGATTTAATTGATGTTGATTATAATGTTTATACAGGTGTAAATGGTGTATTAAAGTACAAAGAATTACTAGTATCTTTGGGTTATGATATAAGTGGAATGGCCGATTTCATACCAGTAGAAGACGATTTTGGTGCCGGAACAGAGAATTATCATTTTGAAGAAGGTTTAGATAGTGATTATAGTATCGAATATCGGTATATAAATGATGTATATTATCCAGTAATACCATCAGAAATAATGACTGGATTTTCATCAACCGGTACAAGCACATCAAATTATTTGACACCAATAACATTGGGAGTACTGGAAGACGCTGGTTTTCGTGTAAATTATGATTCAGTACATGTATTGTCTTCGGGGACTAATTTGACTATGCTTATTGATGAGTCCGAAAATATAGACGAATCAGATAATAACGAATCTGAAAACGAGCCTGAAAATTTATTGGATATTGAAGGAATCAATATGATTCGTGTTAGATTAAAATTAAATGGTGATTTGACTATTTGTTTTGGTAAAGGAGTTCCGAATAACAGAAGATTACAACAAATTCAATTGGCGTTTCAAAAGACGAGAGATAATACTAATACTGAAATAACCTATTACAATTTCAATAATGATTATTTTCCTACATCTGATTCGTGGATATCAAGTAAAGAAAACATAAGCTCATTGAATTTAGTATGTAATTATTTAGGTAGAGGTAATGTTTTGTATATTGATAGAGAAACAACATTTGGAAATATAACATCGTCTAATGATGTATCTTTTGCAGAATTTGATATAAGTTCGGTATACTTTCAAGTGGTATTATCTGATGTTACGTATGGATATTTTTATACATATTCTGTAAATAAAGTTAATAACATATTAATAGTTGAAAATGAAATAGCTGATAACAATTATGTAGGTTCTATAAATTCTACATCATTAGAATTAATGTACAACAAATATTCAAATATCATGTACAGTCTCAGTAGTGGTAGTAATGAAAATGATATAGTTGAAAATGAGATAGTTTTTTTCCGAGATATTAGTAGTGAACATACTCCTTTTCCATATGAAGACGACGAAGAGCAAAGAAAATTTTTTGCTAATAACTTATTAGAACAAGTTCGTGGTTATTATATTGCATATAGAACAATTGGTGAAGCAAATTATTACAATGTGTATGATGATCCATCATATGAAAACCCACTTGTTGTATTAAATGAATGGGCAGAACCTTCTGACCAACAATATTATTTTCAAACTAATAGTGCATTACAATTCCAAGGGTATTATATTGCGACAAGAAAACCTGGGAATGCAACATATTATCTTCCTTATCCCGAGCCAGAACCAGAGCCAGAGCCCGAACCTGAGCCAGAGCCTGAACCAGAACCTGAACCAGAGCCTGAGCCCGAGCCCGAGCCAGAGCCAGAGCCAGAGCCAGAGCCTGAACCAGAACCAG